CAATGGTTATAGTCATCAGCGCGCCCTGCCGTGATTGACATTCCAATCCCCAAGTCGGGCGAAATATCTGCATATTCGGAATAGTCCGCGCAACGGCGGGCGCTGGTAATAACGCGCTGCTCTGCTGCATTGTACACGCAAGATAATGTATACCCAGCTTGAAGCAGTGCTTTAGACAACCCCGAAAGTTTCGTCTGATAGCGAAATTGACACGATATTGAAACGCCCGTGTTTTCTTCGGAAACATGGAAAAGGTTCACATAGTCGTTTTCGACAATATCGGCGACGATACTATTCAGTTCCGTGTTTGTAAACGCTCTGTACGCCTGTCCAGAAGGCGGCGATATTATCCGCATAGCAAGCAGCGCGCGCCACAGTATACCCTTGATCGTGACCGTGTCTGCTCCTGTGTTCTTGTTTACGCTTCCAACAAGGCCGCCGAACTCGCTTCCGTCAATATAGATATAATCGCCGCGCATAATCTGTTCCGCTTTCCATGCGCTGATGGACATTTCAAGTGAAAACGTGTTATCTGCGATTTCGCAATTATTGTGAATCTGTGCATCGAAAGAAATGAAGTCGGTTATCATGCCGACTTCTATGCGGCTTGAATCTGCGTGAATCAATCGTTCCATAAAGGTTCACTCCGCTGATGAATCAACGTAATATCAAACGAATAATCACCGTTGTACAAAACAGGAACCATGCCAATGGGCGCATATTGAAAAATATCGTTCTTTTTGTCGCGCGTATTGAACAGGTTGCTTTTGCCGCCTGTTGTACCTATTTTGTAAATTTTCTTGTGTAGTTGGTCGATAACGGCGCGTTCTCGCGCAGCAATAGTTGTATTCAGCGTGTAGCTATGCCCGCCGATTGATAATGACGGATTGACTGCGGGGCCGTATATTGTCAGTATCATCGGCGTTTCCCATGAACCAACCGTGTTGTCAAGCGTTGTCTGCGCATATCCCGTGCCATACTTATACGGATAGCGCCCATTGTAACGCTTCCCGTTCGCTGACGAAACAGACGCACCACCAGCGATAAAGTTTTTTGTTTCTTCAATGCACCAGTACGGGACGACAGGAAGAACCGTCATTTTTTTTGTAACAAACAGCATGTGCCGTGACTTTTCTGTGATTTCGCTACCTATCAGATAACACGAAAGGTATTGCTGATTTAGCCACAGCTTGCCCGGCATTCTGCTGCGAACATCATATTCTGTAACATTGTGCAGTCGATTCAGAAGGGCGTCAATTTCGGTGCGTGAATAGGCGTGTGCGGAAACGTTAAAGTTTTTCGTTTTGTCGTTCCTTGAAAACTGCGAAACGCTTCCGCCCGTACCATCAGGATAAGCAGAATAATTATAGCTCCATTCAAAATTGCGAAGCGTTCCTTCGTCTGCATAAAACCCAGCACGGTCAAGCCTGATCGTTTCACCTGCGCTGTTTTCGTACTGAATCATACAAACCCCACTTCCAAGCCGCGCCGCATTGTGCGCCCAAACTCGCGCCCGTTCAACTGAATGACAGCTTCTCCAACGCCCGCGCGTTGAAGCGCTCCAACAAGATTATTGGATAACTTTTGAAGCGCGGAATCAGACAAGTCATAACTGATTGCTGTGCCTGAATAATAAGGAACAGAAGCCGGGGCGGAAAGCGCCGTACGCGCCGCGCTGGTAACGCCTTTGATGCTAAAGTTTACATCCGTATCCGGCAACATGTCATTAAAGGCGCGCTGTACCGTTCCTTTTTCGTTTTCAAGACCGACAGCAACACCTTCGGCAAGCATTTTGCCGACTTGATCGCGCATGACGGTCGAAGGGGAATGAATGCCGAACAAGCCTTTAATGAAATCAAGCACGTCGCCAACCCACCCGACAATTTTGTCTTTGAGCCACCCGACAGCACCTTTCAGGCCTTCCCAAAGTCCTTTTACAAGCTCAACGCCGACATTCGCCATTGCCGCAACGCCTCTTGCAAGCCCTTGAACGATTGCGGTTATAATCGCAGGCAGATTCGCAACAAGGGTCGGAATTGCGGAAATAATACCTTCGCACAGGGCGGACAAAAGAGAAATGCCCGCATCAATGATTTTCGGCAAATTTTCAATGATAAACGTCAGCAGCGTGTTCAAAACTTTCGGAAGCGCTGCGGATAGCTTCGGAATCGCTTTGATAATGCCATCGGTCAGCGAAATAAGAATGTTGATACCTGTTTCAAGAATTTTCGGCAACCAGTCATTGAACATGCCTGTTACCTTGTCAATTAGATTATTTATCGTCTTCTGAAATTTTTCAGAAGCGCCATCCGCGCCCTGAACCATGCCGATAAATGCCTGCACAACCTCTGTGACACCCTCAATGACGCCCTTTGTGGCTGGCAAGAATACTTCAGCAACCGAACGTCCTGCCGCTGTCAGGGTCGATTTCATGACATTTACTGCGTCGTCGTATGCCCCGAATGCTTTTAAGCTGTCATCAGACATAATCAAGCCTGTTGCAGCGGCTTCTTCGCCCAAGTCTTTGAACGCCTGACTTCCGGCGTTGATAAGTGGGTTTAGGTCTTTGGCAGACTTGCCAAGCAGCGTCATTGCAAGTTGATCGCGCTCTGTGCTGTTCTCAACCTTGCCTAATGCGTCGATAATTTCCCAGAAAACTTGTTCGTCGTCGCGCATTTGCCCGGTTGAATCGGTTATCTTCACACCCAGCGTTTCAAAGGCTGCTGCCGTATCTGCCGAAGAACTGGCCATGTTCTTTTCAAGTTTTGTCAAGCTGCCCGTTATCGTATCAACTGATGTGTCGATAAACTGCGAAGCGTATTCCCATTTCATCAGGTCTTGCGTCGCAATGCCTGTGACATCCGACATAGTCAGGATAGTATCAGCATACGTTCCGGCTTGCCCGGTTAAATCATATATCGCTTTACCAGCAGCGACGCAGGCTGAACTAATAGCGGAAAAAGAAGCAACAACGGCTTTTCCAGCAACTTCAGCAGCTTTTACAAGTCCTTCGCCAATATGCCCGGTAAGCTCTTTGATTTTATCCTTTAGCGACGGAATGTTGTCGTTTGCTTGCTGGTATTCATTGTTCATTGCAGCAAGGGCAGTGCGGGCTTTTATCAAATTTTCTTCAAGCCGCTGCGTTTCCTTGCTGTTTCCTTCTCCCGCTTGACGGTTCCTTTCAATTTTTTCGGTATATAAGTCAATGATTTTTTGCTGCTGTTCCATTTCTTTTGACAGCAGCGCCATTCGTTCGCGGTTCCCGTTTGCTGAATCGCTGTTCAACTTGTAGACCGTGGTATTTTCTTTGACTTGCAGCCCCAGCAGCTTGACGGCATTCATTGCGTCGTTGAGCTGACTTTTATACTGTTGTTCACCTTCAAGGACAATATTTGTCCGAATGTCACGCATCGGCATAGAAAGCAGCCCCCTTTTCTCGCGTTATACCGTGTTGCTGGTCGTCGTAATCGCGCCGATATAGATAAAGCGTAAGAACTGCGCCGGGGTTTGATTTCATGATGGTATGAAAATCAAGTCCAGCAGTAAGCCCGCAATGTACAACGCGCAGCGGGGTCAAGTCCCCTCTGCGCCCTGCACGTTTTTTTCGATTTCAGCAAGCACTTCATCAGTTTCGCTATCTTCCATCGTGTATTTGATATTCATGCCGATTTCGATAGCGCGAAGAAACGCGCCTGTCATTGCCGGAATATCCTTCGGTAATGTTTGGCGCAGGATGTAGTCGGGGGAAATGTTCGTATCGTTCCCTTTGATTGCTTCTCCTTGCGTTGCAAGAATAGAAATCAGCCGGGGAACAAGGCGAATTTTTTCAGAATAGCTGGCATTGTTCAGCATATCTCCGATTTTTTCAAGATCGCCGAACTCATCGCAAAGTTCAGCCATTGCTTCGGTATTCAAAACAAGGTCGAGTTCCTTGTCATCAAGCAATGTGATTTTTGCTCCATATGTCATCATTTCTGTTCACCCGCCTTATTGCTCGCCGACAGCCGTGATGTTTGCGTAATCGTCGATGAACTTTTTAGCGTCTGCATAGCTTGAAAAATTCTTGCGGTCACGGAACTTCAGTTTGTCGCTGTTGTCGATATACGCGCCCATAGCGCGCAGAATCATCGTCGGCGTACCCCATTCGAGATTCTGTCCCTTCGTCTGCGCACTTTCGGCTTCAATTCGGGCGCGCACCTTGTACCACCACGTCGCAATATAACTCTTTGTGGTTACGCCCGTTTCCTGATTCGTCTTCGACCTGACGCGCACATAACCGAAACCGCCGAGTGGGGAAGCGTCGTCTGTATCTTCATAGTGCGCGGAATCGCCTTCGCCCGTCTTCAGCGTTCCAAGCATATACTGTTCATTGTCAAGCGTCAGATCGTCGGTGTTAATCGTAATCTGCGCTTCGCTGATGGAGTTGTCTTCTTCGGCAACGACATCGTTTGCGTAAAGTTTGCTGCTGTTGCGCGTAATAGCGACGTTTGCGCTAATCATCATACCAACTTCGCGCCCTGTGCCATAGGTAATGGCGTTTCCTTCGGTGTGCGACTGCACACGGGAAAATACGGCGTATCGCAAGCCAATATTTGCCATTGTTTAACCCTCCGATTCAAGTTTCTGATACCATGCCGCAGCCATAGCTTCGACGGCTGGTTCTTCTGATTGTTTTTCAGCATCATCAACGAAATGCGTTGCTTTTCGGTGTGACGCTCCGTAATGATTGACAAAAGCCTTTTCCGCATTGCGAACGCCTTTGTGATCGCGTCCTTGCGGATAAATGGCAACCTTTTTTTCAGTTTCAGTGTTCACGATTTCAGAATGACCGACACTTTCGAGCATGTCGCCTGAATCAATCAAGTCATGCGCTTTAATCGCATCGCGCCACGCATCAGCGACAACTGCCGCGCCTGCTTCAAGAATTTCGGGCGCAGCTACATCGAGCATATCCCCGTTTGTTTTTAGATCGGAAAGCAGTTCGTTAAATCCTTCGCCATTAAATAACGCCATCGTCAGTCACCACTTCGCAATCAAAAATGTGATGAATATATCGCGTATCTGTTTCAAAGTCTGTTGTATGCTCAACTGCAATTTCATCATTCAGGGAAAGTGCGTGAAAGTAACGTGAAGCAACAGGGTCATCTTCTTTGAAGGTGAAATAATCGACCTGAACTTTTTTTACGCTTCCGGCAGGAACTCCATTTGCGTACAGCGTTCGTGTGCCGTAGTCGCTCCAAACGGAATAGGCGTCATCGCTCTTTTTCCGAATACGTTGATACCGCGAAATATCCGGGTCAATTTTCTTCAGAATGTTGACGAATGCTTCAATCGTCATTCGGTTCAACCCCCTGACAGACAAGTTCGACTTTGCGATTCGGCGTAGGGTATGAACGCAGAACTTTGTATGTTTTTCCGTTATACTCTATCAGGCGTTCTTGCTGATAATCAGCTTCGGAAACGGTAAAAGTAACGGCGGGGGGGGTACCCCCCCCCCCCCCCTTTTTTAATTCCGAACGCCCGACGCCGCCCTGTTCGGCGATTATCTCACGTCCTGCCGTTGTGTTTCTCGTTTCAAAACCTGTGCCGCTCTTGCTGACCGTCTTTTCAAGCAGTTTAATCACAGTGCGCCTGTTCACGAATAGCAGCCCCTTTCGTCGTTATTTCTGTCATCATGGGTCAAGGACAGTTTGTTGACGATAGCGTTGTAGCTTTCCATTTGTCGCGCTGCAATGTTCGGTTCTTCCCAAGATTGATCGGCTTTGACAAAGCACTTGATCGCCTGTATTACGTCAGCGTTCGCTTCGTCGCGGGCGACGCGACGGGGAACACCTGACATTTCCATATCCCGACGTGCGGCTTCAACAACGTCGCGCAACTCATCGTCGAACGCCGCCGACGTGATGTTCAGTGATTTGCGTACACGTTCAATGATGTTCATGCGCGTTTACTCCATCAGGTCAGCGACATCTTCACGAAAGCATCAGACACAGTCGGCTTGCCGTCGAAGATCGCGCTGCCGCGATAGTCCGTCAGATTCTTGCGGAAGCTGCTGTGTTCAGACTTATCAACCGTGATGCTTTCGGCGAAGTTTCCGTAGTAGGTCTTCAGATCGCCGAAGTACGCATCACCCAGCGTCGCAGCCTTATCGGTAAGCATGACAGGATAGCCCATGATGAAATACTGCCCAGCGCCTTCACCCTTAACAATCGGCGCTTTTGCGTCGTCGCGGATGGGCATAAACTTCTGCCACAGCGTTTTCTTGCTCATGATGAACTTCGCATTGCGGTCGTAAGTTCCCGGCAGAAGGGAAATCAAGCTGCACACTTCAGCATACGTCGGCGTTGCGGCGGCACACTTGACCTTGTTTGTTTCCGCCGTCCATGTTGCCGCCTTTCCAATACCCGTTGCCTGATTGCTTCCTGTTCCGTTGACAATCCAGTTTTCAATCAGGTATGCAATACCGTCGGTCAGGTTGTCAATCAGCCACGCTTCAAACGCATTGATAGACATATACTTGACCTTTGCGCTGATGGACAGCACCTTGATTGCTTCAAAGCCGGTCAGGTTGACTTCAACGAGCTTGTCGGCGCTTTCGGAAGTGTCAGCGCCTTCGGCGTGATATGCGCCATCAGTAGTGGTTGCGTTTTCGACCGCAATCGTGACATTGCCCGGAATATTGAACAGGGTAATTTCGCCAATAATAGGCGCAACCGACTGAAGACGTCGAATAATTTCATTCTGCGTCTGTGTCGGAATAGCGGCGCCTGCGCTGCTGCTGGCAGAAGTCAGGGCGGCGCGCTGTTCTGCTTCATCCATTGCCGCACGTTCAATAGCGGACAGCGGCAGACCCATCAGGGAACGCAGGAAGGCGGTTCGGTATTCAGGGGTCGCAAGAACGTCGCGTTCTTCGTGCGTTTCATTCTGTCCGTTAGGCGGGGCAAGAGGATTTGCAGGCGGTGTGATGCCTTGTGCCGTGCCGTTTGCGATTGCTTCCAGCATGGAACGGCGCTGTTCGGCTTCGGCGACGCGCTGCGCGCGTTCCTGAAGCAGCTGATTCATTTCGTTCTGAAGGGTATCAAGATCGGTCGTTTCGGGGTTCTGAAGCGCGGTGCGAATTTCAGCAAGACGCGCATCAATCTGTGCAAGCGTTCTCATGTTCGTTACTCCTTTTCTTTTTCGGTTCCAATGTAGGAATCAATCAGCATAGACATTGCTTTTCTGCGCCTTTCCAGTCGCTCCGCTGTTTCCTTCGCAATCACTCCGTCAACGAAAGAACGGGCAGAAATATCGGTATCGGCGTCGGCGGGAAATGTGACTGCGCTAACGTCGTAAACCTTCTTGATTTTTAGAATTGTTCTTGTTCTGGTTTCCGAATTATAAGAATCTTCCGCAACCGTAAAAGCCCACGACATTTTATCAATCAGACCTGTTCTGATTTCGTCGTGCATCTGGCGCGCCGCTTCGGTTGTAGATAAATCAACAGAACATTTCAAACCGTGTCCATCAGGGGCAAGCGTCAGCGTTCCGTTTTTCGTGCGCGCGTACACATGCCCGGTATGGTCAAATCTGAAAACCACGTCAGACACATCAGCGCTATCAAGGGCATTTGAGCTGATTTGTTCATAGTATTTAACGCCGTCCATCTCAAAAAGAATATATGGAACATCGAAAGTAGTCGCATACCCTTCGGCGCGATATGCTGCTTCATCATCCTGTGATCGTTGCAGCACAGCAAGCGGGTTCATGCTTCTGTATTCCCGGCTGGCGATAACCTTCGGCATATCGTTTCCCCTTTCAAATTCGTATCAGATACGATTTTAGTTTTTGTCGCTGTTGTCTTGATCGGCTGGCGGCTCTTGCATTGACGCAGGCGTATCGTCTTTTGCGCCGTTTGGCTTATACTCGCCGCGAATATATCGCTTATCGCCGCCTTCGATGTGAGGCAACTGCCAAATGTCACAGACGTCGTTTTGTGATAGAATTCCTCTGTCAAAAAGTTGTTGCGAAACAAGCAGCTTACTATTTGTCGAAGCGTATTGAAGTCTGTTTGCGCTGAACATGATTTCATTGCCGAACGCTATTTCATGGTCGGTAAATGTCATGTTTGTAAGCGCAAGACCAAGTTGCACAATGAACGGCTCTAACTTGCCTTCATACCATGCGTTGAACTGTTCTTCGTTGAACTTATTTTGCAATATTGCTTCATTTACGCCGAAGTAGTTATAGACATTTTCGTTGATAAGTCGCATTTGCTCCGCATCGACAACAAAAGACTTGCTATCAATTTGGCGCACATCCGAATATTTTGCATCAACAAGGAAGATGCCGCCTGAATTTTCAGCGGCAAGGTTTTCTTCGCGCAGGCGCTTTCGTTCTCCCCTGATGGTTGCATCTTTTAACGTCTGCGCAAGTTTGGCGATAAAGCGAACAGACGCGCCGTTCTTCACGGCTTGAATAATGCCTTGATTTTGAATGTCAATCATCTGCAATGTCGGGTCGATAATGCCCGCATTGCTGTCGCCGAAAAAGTCATTCCGATATTGCATCTGTGTCAGGATGCCCGCGCGTTCCAGTTCAACGGCGGCGCGTTGACCGCTGGTGAACGTATAGCGCAAATACGGATTTCCTTTGACAGTTACAATTTCAACGCGGTCAGGGCATAGGGGATAGTACCCTGTGATCGTCTGGTAATCCGCGCTATATAGCGGAACAATAAATGCGTTATTTGTTGCCGCGTAAATCGTCGCCACACGATAAAGAAACTGTGACGTATTCATATACGGGTTTGGTCTGTGCGATAAAATACGCGCAAGTTTTTCATTGCGTGAACCGACGATTTCGGGCTTCAGCTTTGAAATGTGATTCGCAAAAGCATGAATCGCCGCGCGTGTCTGCATGACTTCGTAAACGCCGCCTTCAAATGTTGTAAAAACAGGCGTGTATGCGGTCAGCGTTTTGAAGTAGCCTTCAACCTTTTCGGCTTCTCCGCGACGCGGAAATATCTTTTCGAGCAGCCCCACGTTATACCCCCTCAATTCAGATTTACAAACTGGTCATATTTGTCTTTTAGCACCTTATACCCATTTATCAGGGCAACAGTTCCATCAATGCGCTTGCGTGGGTCAAGCCCCTTTATCGGCTGAATGTTGCCGTTAATGTCCGCTTTGATTTCCGTGTTCGCAAGGCACATTTTATCAATCGGATTTCCGCCGTAAATAACGCGCTTTGCCTGAAGGTCTGCCCGAAGCTGCTTCATGGGGTCTGATAGGGTATAAATGCCTTGACGCACGGGAATCATTGCGTTCGGGCCAAACTCTGACTTGAACGCGGCAAGTAGCGTGTCATCAATGTGCCAAGGGTCGAAGCCGATAAACATTGTATACAGGTCTTCTTTCTCCCGAAGTTCCATGAACCATTGAAGAAAACAGGCTTTATCAACTTTATTTCCTTCCCAAACGCGCATCAGACCTTGCTTTACCCACAGATCATAGGGCATGTTATCGCGTTCGCGCCTGCTTCCCGTTTTTGATACCTGTTCAAGTACCGTTTCAGGAATCCAATACATAGACTTGACATATATATTCGGGTCATCAGGACGCATCATCAAGGCTTTTGCCGCATTAAGGTCTGTTGTGTCGGCGGCGTCAAAACCGCCAACACAATAATCAAACTTCATGTCAAATGTTGCGTCATTGTTTAATTCCTCCCAGCGCAGCCACGACGAAGCGCCTGTTTCTTTCAGGTTGAAATCTTTCGTCTTTACCGTAGGCATGAAGGAAGGGTCATCTTTCGCTTTCTGAACGCATCGCTTTAGAAAGTCGTATTTTTTTATCGTGCCAAGTCCCGGATTTGCTTTTATCCAGCAAGATTCATCAAGCCATTCGTCAGGGTCGTCAAGCTCATAGATAAACGCGGCAAAGCGTTCGTCTTCAATCGTTCCGTCGAGAACGCCGCAGGCGTATTCGTATTGTGCATCAAAGATATTGTCTCTGACAAATCCGTTTGTCGTAATAGCAAAAAGCAGCGGTTGTGACCGCGCCGACATTGATTGTTTCATCAAGTCGTATAAGTCGCGGTTCTTAATCGCTGCCAATTCGTCTATGATTACGCCGTGGGCATTTAGACCGTCAAGACCGTTGCTGTTTGCCGCAAGTGCTCTGATGAATCCCAGATTGTACGGAAAATATATATCGCTGACGCGCTTTCGCAGAATCCCTGATAGGTCACTGCTGCGTTTAATCATGCTATGTACGGCATTGAAGCCCAACATTGCCTGATCGCGCTTTGTAGCCACGTTGTACACCTGCGGGGAACCTTCGCCATCGTTTGCAAGCAAGTCAATTTCAACAGCTGCCATTTCAGTTGTTTTGCCATTCTTTCGACCTTCGATTGTCAAGCATTCCTGATACTGGCGAAGGTTGCAATCATCTACGAAGCCGAAGATTGCTTCAAGTTTCGCGCGTTGGAATAGCTCAAAGCGAAGCGGTTGACCGCTTTCAGGCTGGCGGCAAAAGCGTTCCATGAAAACAATATGCCTGTCTGCAATTTCCTGATCGAAGTGCCATTGACCGGGGTTATAATACCGATAAAGCAGTTTTTCATACATCTGCTTGATTCGGCGGCAGGCTTTGATTTTCCCGTCAAGAATGGCGACGGCATATTGTTCAAGCGCACTCACGGCCCAGCGCGGCGCGTAATATAATCAAGTGCCGCATTCTTGCTGTTGCTCCCGGAAGGCGATTCGGGAAGCATGTCAATAAGCTGTTTCATAGTTGCATTGAAGTTCTTGACCATCGTGTTATAAATATCGACTTCCGACGACTTTTTTGTACCGAACTGGTTTTCGCCGTTCTGGTATTCTTCGGTATATCCCTTTTCGTTGATAATCCGCTGAAGATCGGTCAGGGAAACTGCCATGAACGCGGCGTTTTCAATCAGTTTTTCGGCAACGGCTGACGCATCTTGCGTCAAATTTGCGAAGATTTTTTTAAGTCGCTTTATCTCCGCTTTAATGTAGTCGTCTTTCGTCATGCTGGCTTTGCTCTTGCTCATTCTACACCCCCCCGCCCGCGCTGTCTGCGCTAAAATTTAGGTTCCACCCCCCGCGGTCTTCGTCCCCCTTCTTAACATTTTTTGATAGGGGGGATTAGTCCGCTTCATAATTTCGGAACCATTCCGTTATGATTCTGCGTTGCCGTTCTTTGTTCGTGCGCATGTCGTCGGCTTCCATGTTCGCAACACATTTTTCAAACGTGCTATCTACGAAAACGAAGTCAGCATCAGGAAACGTCATAGACATTTGCTGACGGTCTGACTTCTTCGGCAGACCTGCAACAATCCACGCTGTGCGGACACCCGGCAATCCGTCCTTGACTGCCTTGTATACCGCTGACCGTATCAGCAGCATCGCAGGCAGATAGTCTGAAATATCAGACTGATCGTCAGCCTTGTTTGTCAGTCCCGTGAAGCAATACATGATTGCATCCAGATCAATAACAATGTCCATGTGCTTCATGTGTTCATGCACATAGGTTGTCTTGCCTGATGCCGGACAGCCCCAAACGACGCGCACCTGACCGCGCGGTATCGGCTGACCGTCTGCATCAAACATAATGCGTAAGTCGGCTTCGCGCGCTGGTCGCCCGTGGTTCAGCGTCTTATGCTTGTCATGTTCTTCGATGTGACACGACCTGCACAGTAGTTCAAGGTTGTTCCATCCGAAAGCAATTTCAGGGTCGTTGACATTCGCAGGCGTAAGGTATGTTTTGTGATGCACTTCGTCGCCCGGCGCGCCGCAGCGTTCACAAATACCGTGACGATATGCTGCATACGCATCGCGGCATTGTTTCCACGCTTTCGACGCATACAGCTTTTTTGCAAAAGGTGCAGCCACGTTGCAGCACTCCTTCCGGCAATAGAAAAGGCGCAACCGTTTAAGCGGTGCGCCCTTCTACAAAATCACAGTCTAATACTAACACGCCTTAAAGCGTATGTCAAGTATCATACATGGAATCAATCTTCCTGAAAGTCTGTTTTGTTTCGTCAGACGCAATGCCGATATAAATCAGCGTCGTTTCTTCCTTCGCGTGATTGAACAGCTTCATCAGCCCGGCTATGTCGTGCGTTCCCTGATAGTAGTGATAGCCGAAAGTCTTGCGCAGGGTGTGCGTCCCAAGATTATAGTCAGCAGGGAAATTGCCGATTTTTTTGATTTCCTGAATGTCGCGGTATGCCGTGCGTCTGTCAATGGGCTTTTGCTGCTTTGTGATTCTATCAGGTCTATCAGACGCAAACACATATTCATCGGGCGCGCGCCCGGCAAGGCGTTCTTTGTATGCGCGCTTTAAGTTCTTCGTGATGAACAGTTCTATTTGCTTTCCCGTCTTTTTTTCTCTGATAACAAATTTGTCCTTGCCGTATACGTCGCCGACTTTCAGCAACAGCAAATCTGAAATTCTGCGCCCAAGATACAGCCCTGACAGATACAGCAGGTATCGGCGCTTTCCCGCTTCCGTCTGGTCATTCTTCAAGGCTTCCGCAATCCTGTTGATTACTGCCTTGTCGCGTATTGGCTCAACCCGCACCGCGAAGCCCCCTTTTTGCGTTTATTTTGTCCCGTATTGCAAATATTGTGACGTTTTCCTTGATAACGCACTTTTCGCTGTCTATATAATGAAGAAACAGCTTTGCAATCACAGTGCTTTTTCTGCTTGTCCCATCATGCAAAATAACGTGACAATGCGCCTAAAATGGAAATCGTACCTGATACGAATTTCGTCTGTTGGTCATCGTTTCCTGAAAGCTCCTGCCATTGGACAAGTTGCGAAATGGCTGACATATCCGCGCATCAGATCGGCGTTTGTGCTTCTCTCGTTCTCCCGTCGTCCGTTCGAAACGCGCCCGTCAACGGTTATGATTATATCCTTCGCCGTCTTATCTTCGATGTATACAGGCCAAGGATTCACGGGAATAACCTTTCCGGCTTTCAGCTTGATGAAGCCAATTTCAGCCCCGCAGCCTTTGCACTTCGTCACAGTTAAACATCCCCTTCAGCACGGTTGTTGCTGCATTCAGCGTCAAATCCTTTCGGATAGCGGTTCTTCAGCTTCGAGATATTCCGCTGCGCGATTTCCGCAAGCGAAATGCCCGACGCTTCCGCGAACTCTGCAATATACCACAGGCAATCACCGACTTCACCTGCAAGGCGGTCAATGTCCAGCGGCGCGCCCTGCGCCCGGTGCTTCTTCAGCAGGTCAATCGCTTCACCCGCTTCTCCACACATGCCCATGACAGCGTTCAGCAGCATTTCGTCAGCGGGCAGTTCTTTGTTTGCTGTCCGCATTGCTTTTCTCTGATATTCGTCGAACATGAAGAAATTATCAATCGTCTTAACCGTCTTCGGTGTGTGAAGCATCGTCTTCGTCCTCCTGAACTTTGATTAAATTCTTTTCTGCTGCCAACAATGCACAGTAGCAAACATAATTGTCGCGGTATCTGCGCACAGACTGGCGGTCATAGTGCATTACTTCGGCAACGTCTTTTTGCTTGACGTGCCGCACATAGATTGCATTGGCAATTTGCGCTTCTGGCTTTCCTGCAAAAATGTCGTCAAGGTGTGAAAAAACTTCTGCCCATTTCAGCGCGGCACACAGATCGGCTTCAGCCTGAAGAATTGCGAATACAGCACGTTCGACCGGGCCTGATTTGTCGCCCGAAGACGCAACGCAGCTTGTGTCGAGGTTTTGACCGTGTGCGGCATACGCACGGTCACGGGCAGACATAAGGCGTTCTGATGCCGCTTTGACCAAACTTTCACGCTGATACAGCATATCTTCGCATGTGTCATAAATCCTGCGCGGTATCGTCGCCATTGCTGCCGCTCCTTTCCGCTTCGTGCTTTTTACGCCGTTCCTCGCACATCTGCTTCGCCCGCTCATATTCGCTTGTGTGTTTGACGCCGTCCGCACGTCCTGTCATGCGGTCGTAACTATACGCAAATTCGCCGTATTCTTCAGGGGTTGTCACTTCCCAGTCTTGCCACTCCCGGAAAATTTGTACACAGTAGGCAAACGGATTTCTTGCAGCGGCAAGGGCGGCGTTGCTCAATGCAATTTCGACCATATCGGGCGAAAATCCCATGTTTGCAGCAAGCAAACCAAACCGTTCAGCTTCATGGGGCGTTGCTTCGCGCCCGAAGTATGTGCGTATAGCTTTGATTGCTGCTTTTGCGTTGGCGTCCATACGGTCAAAACGTCCATCGTGGTTGTACTCTTGATCGGCTTGCATCATGCGCGTGCGTGCGCGCATTTGCTCCGCCTCCGCATCATCATCGTCATCAATAAATGCGTTTAGGTTACGTTCAGTTCCGTCAGGTTTATGTTTATTATAAATGTCCGTGGTTTTACCCTTGACGTTACCCTGTGTTTTACCCTGTGTTTTACCCTGTGTTTTACCCTGTGTTTTACCCTGCATGTTGCCCGCTACTTTATCCGTTTTTGTCGGATAAGATGCAGGGTAACAAGGTTTTGAACATGTTTCGCCGGGGTTATCAACAGATTCATCAGAAACTTGTGGATTATCTGCGACAGTCAAGTAGTGCATCTGATACATAGGTAGTTCAGCATTTTTGCGCCCATGCTGGAAGGAAAGAAGCCCGCGCTGCGCAAGAGAATTGCGCGCCTTTGCCATCGCATCAAAGCCGATAGGCAGAAGGGAAAGAAGCCGTTTATTGGCAATGCGGATATAGCCATCAGGCCAATTCGTGCCTATGGCGCGCCGATTCATCTCGTGGATCAAGGCGTACCATAAAAGCCGCTCATTGCTGGAAAGCCCATTATCTGACGCATACTCAATAAACGTGATATGCTCCTTGACGTAATTAACGCACGGCATTACAATTCCCACTCCTTATATTCCAGCAGCACCCGCAGTGGCATTTCGCCGCGCATGTGCCTTTGTATAATCTCGACCGTCGAGCTGTCCCTCCGCTCTCTGGCTTGCTTCAGCACGGCGTTCTGTGCAGCGGTCAAGCTGTCTGCATAGCTGCTGAATTGGTTGATTTGCGGCGGCGTAGCGCGTCCGTATGCCTTCATGCGGCATATTACGCCTTCGCCGACAGGCGCGTTGTCCTTCGGCACGTCAGGCCATATTATGGCGTGCTGAATAGGGTATCGAAGGATGAAGCGTATCTTGACAATAGGGTTTGTTTCTTTGTCCCTGAAACAATGGTCAACTTTCACCAGATCGGCAATATAGCGGTCTTGAAGATCGTCGTCGCCAACTATCAGGGTTATCGTTTCAGCCGTCGCGTGCATGAAGCATGTTTGCACCGTCCTTTCTTGTGCATTTTCCGGGTTTGTGGTGGGCGGGCGACGTGTCGAGCGTCGTTCTTCGGGGTGGCACAGTCCGAAGAAATGGTCAGCCATCCCGCCCATAAAAAGCGCGGATTACCCGCCGCGCCGGGCGCGCACCTTGCGCACAGTTTGAAATGAACTCCAGCCATCAATGAAGGTTCCAGCAAGCGCGAAATATGCAGCAGGCAGGTCGTGAATGTCGTCGATTGCGTATTGCGCTTTCAGATCACGCCATATTGCCCGCCTGAACGCTTCTCCGTCTTCGGCGTATGAAAACCCGTGTTTCTCGCAAAGCACCGCAGAACGCGCCTGAACGCGCTTCTGAAGGGCTTTCGCCTGCTTACTGTTGATTGTGACGCGCTGTTCGGTCAACTTTTCAAGTTTCTTCATGCGCTGATCGAGCGCGGTAACGACCGCGCCCATTTGCTGAATGAAAAGCCCCATTTGCTGAAGATTATCTGCTTGAAGCTGCGTTAGTTGTTGAAGCGGCGCAATCTCGTTATTCGGCGTCTGCGTCAAGGATAATCACCCCTTCCGCTGGAATCGGCGCTTTTGCCGCGTCGATTGCCGAAAGAACCCGTTCAGCCCAACATTTGACGCCGTTTGTCATAAGGCGATAGCTGCGCAGTGCGTCTTCGTTAATCGCCCTAAAATCCATGAACGGAACGGCCCATACCTTTCCGCTGAACTCGTTGCAGACCGTGACGAAATCAAAGACGTTCAATCCGTCCCCGGCTTCTTCATCCTGATCGGCGGCGTCAAGCTGCTGAATCTGCGCCCGTTGCGCATCAGCAACCGCAGCAGCAGCCCGTTTTTCAGCTTCAGCAGCAGCTTCTTCAGCTTCTTCGCAGCGTTGGCGCAAGGAATCGAGGTCGCGTTGCATTTGTTCATAACCAGCGGGCGCAACCACCTTTTCGACGATTTCCGTTTCTTGCGGCTTGTTCTGCTCCCAGTCAAGTTGCGCTTCGAGGTACTCCATTTTTTCCTGCGCCTTGTCAAGCTGTTCTTTGTAAGCATCGCGCCCGCGTTCCGCAACGGACAGGACAGTTTGCGCTTGATGCAAATCAAGCTGCGCTTGCGAAAGCGCTTCTTCTGCTTTCTTGCGTTTTTCCGCTTCCTGCTTTGTCGCGGCAATAAGCCGTTTGATTTCAGCCGCCGATTTATCTTCAATGTCGTTGTCCTGCATGAATTGTTCGCGTTCGTCTTCCGGCAGGGCAATCAAGGCGATTGCTGCCGAGTAGGGCAGGGCGGCAAGCTGATCGTTGCCCGGCACTTCTGCTGCATAGCGCATATAGTTTTCAGCGCTGGAAACAGAAATGTTCAGCCCTTGAAGATAGGGCAACCATTCGCCGTGGTTCAGCATTTGCTTCACTTCGGCAAGATCGCGCCCAATGGCGACGATTGACGCTTTCGCGTTCCGATAGTTCACCCGAATGTCAGCCGTGATTTCATCCACGCTGCGCCCGGATAGCACGACGTTTTGCGCGCTGGTCATGATTTCATTTTGCATTTGTGCCACCTCATGCAATTACATTGTTTTAATCAAGTTGATAACAACCTGAATGAAGTACAGCAAGCCGCCAATACTGGCGCACCCGCCGAAAATCATAATTAGACAGCCAAACGCCGCCGTTCCGTCTGATTTGCTTTTTTCGTGTTCAGCCTTTCCCTTGTTCGGGTTTGAAGTGTTCGGCTTCAAAGGCGGTTCATATTCCAGCTTCGGCAATTTTCAGACCTCCGTGACATAGTCGATGTAGTTTTCAAGCTGCCCTGCATCCGCTTCGCTCAAATCGTGCAGGTCATAGAAGTCAAGAAATTCGCGCGTACTCGCTGATACGCAACACAGGCGGGAAAAGCGGAAAGCAAGTTCAAGAGGAATCTTGTTATAGCGCTTGCCGACTTTGTAGGCAATCTGATAGCAACCGTGTTTGCAGCCGAAGTCAATCAGCGGGCGCAGCAGCGCACCATAATCAGCATGATCGGGAAACACGCAGTAGCCGCGATAACGAATCTTTCCGTTTTTACTCAAAAGCCGGAAGGTGTGACGCCGTCCGCGAACTGCGCCGAAGTTTTTGCTTGTCGCGCAGCCGTAAACCATCCATGCGCCGCGCGTATAGCCGCGCACATTGCACCATTTGTCATGGTCAAGCACAAGAACATACATAAAAAACACCGCCTTTCTTGAAGGTATCAGCGCCCTGTGACGGGCGCTGATTGAAGGATTATCCGATTACACAAGCCGCCGCCGCGCCGTAACCATTGTAGGCGTTATTGTTGTTCCGCGCGCCCGTAGTGTCCACGAAACGCGCAGGGCCCGCGAAGCCGGGGTACGGCGAACGCAACCACCAGTAACGGGGACTGCCTGTCGCGTCCTGCTTTTTCCTGCTTTTGTCATCCGTGAAGAACGAATATGCTGCGCCTTCAAAGCGCACATATTCACCAGCAGGGAAGCCGACTTCCGTACAGGACAGCAGGAACAGCTTGTCAGCCGTGGTTTCAGGCTTGCTGCCTTCCGAATCGACTGTGTATGTTGTCTTTTCGACTTCCAGCATTGCCGCACGGTCTGCTTCGGAAAAGCCGTTCAGAACATCCGTGTTCAACACGTTGCGGATTGACGAAGAAGGATAATGCGCGTGTCCATACGGGAAGCCTTCGCTTTCCTTGTCATAGACGAACCTGCCGTCAATGACATCGTGCATCAGCAGGGTCAGCGTCGGCACATCTGCGCCGCTGGCAGGCATGTCGGCATTGATGCCGATAACATCCCAGACAACCGCGCCGAAAAGCTCATGCTGATTTACGACCTGATCGCCGATGTGAAACAGGTCAAGCATGCCTGCGGAAAGCATCCGCTTCACGTCCGCGAAGGACATTTTGAAAACGCTGTGCTGTGCGGTCTTTCCCTTCGCGTCGATGCTTTCAGCGTCGTCGGCAAGTTCTTCGAGTTCATCTCGAATGTCGCCGATTCGTTCTAACAGTTCCTCTCTTGTCATAGGAAAACCACCTTTCAAAAATATTTGAAATAGCGCAGGGGCGCGGAATTGAACCGCGCTGCCCACATCCGAACGAACGGGAAAGGGCGTCACCAGTCCCCGCAGAAGCCCGGCATGAAGCCGGGGTAAGCGGTCAACCTGTCACCACGCCGCCGCCTTTGACGTACTGCGCAAATTTCTGTGCGAAGATGCCCGCAACGTCAGTCAGGGTTTGTTCTTCGCTCTTGCTGAACGGCTTGTCTTTCGGTTCGTCTGGCGCAGCTTCAACGATGATATAGAGTGGTTGCGCGGGCAGGAACGAACCGTCAGGCGCACGCAGTGCCGTCTGCCCGATTTGCACAAGCCGTTCGTTTGGCTTTAGTTCTCTTGCCATAATGTGCCGCCTTTCCGTGCTTACGCGCTTTTCTCATCCAGCGTAGACGCAAGGGCGATGCCCTGCGCGAATCCACAAAGCAACGCCTGTTCGGTTGTCGTCAAGCTGGCAATAATTGCCGCCAACTTGTCGGCTTCGGGCTTGACCTGCTGAATCTCTTGCTTGCTCATTGCGTTACCTTCTTTCCCTTAATCCGTTGCAATAATAGTATAATACAATGGATTTATATTGTCAAGGGTTTTGCTGCAAAAAATATTGCATTGTATTAGATTTTGTGCTATACTAAGGGTGAAAGGGGTGGTATGCACGAAAGAACGTCTAAAGGCATTGCGTAGTGCGCTGAATTTAAGTCAGCAAGAGTTCAGCGAAAGAATCAATGTTGCGCAATCCACTTATGCACATTTTGAAACAGGGCGGCGCGAACTGCGTGACATTCACATTTCGCAGATATGTCAGGCTTTCAACGTGTCGGAACACTGGCTGCGAACAGGCGAAGGAAACATGTTTGAAGAATCCTCCGATTCGCTGATTTCGCAGCTATGCGAAAAGTACAAGCTCGACGATATGGCGCGCGTCCTGCTGGAAACCTTCATTTCAATGCCGCAAGATGAACGCGACGTTGTTATGAACTTCGCGCGGCGTGTAGCTGAAGCAACGAACCGCAACGCAGCGGAACAAGAAAACGAAGCGCTGCGCAACAACCCGGTATTCTCCGAACCAGTGGCGGAAACGGGCGATAACACAGAAGCCCGTGCGTAATGCACGGGCTTCTGCTGTCAGCGTCAGGCGTTCTTGCCTTGTTGGTCGTTGTCAGGGGTCAGGGGTCGTTCGGGAATGATTTTCACGACGCCTTCTTTCTCGCAGGAACGGTTCATGTAAATGATTCCCGGTCGGTCGATGAAAACAAATGCTTCAACGTCAGGTCGTTCGGGTACTTCTACATAGACTTTCTTCCGCATGGACGACACCCTTTCTTGTCGGTTCGCCTATCTGCTGACAGTCCATGCGCATGAACGTCTTATTCTGTATCAATTTTTTGCGAATATCAAGCTGTAATATATGGAAGCAGTTCACGATGAAATTCGTATCAGATGCGATTTTGAAAGGGGTTTTGAATCATGGGCATTTTTTCTTTCCTGAAGAAGAAAGAAGCGGCAAAGCCGCAGCGTTCGGCGGAACCTGCGCTGAAGAAGCGCGAAACAGTCAATGTTCCGGGGCGAATAGGGAATGCGAATTGCAAGTACAAGTATGACGGCGTTGGAATCTCGCTCATGCACGGCGTCAACCTTGATAGCATTTTCGCGCAGCGCGCAACATTCGACAGTTCATATAGCCCGGTTGCTGTTCTTGTCAACGGTCAAGCAATCGGAAGCCTGAACAATGACAAATTGTCTGAAATGGTCTATGACTGGAACAGGCGCGGCGAACCTATTTTTGCCATCATTACACATGTTGACGACGAACGGAACGAAGCTGCGCTTGATTTGTTCTTTTATAGGGATGAATTGAAATATCTGCTGCGCAGATTTCCTGATGCCAAAGCGTACAGACTGACGGGTAACAAACGCGGCGAAATGCAGGATAATATTTCCCAGTGTGAACGCGGCGAAGAATGCTCTGTTGAATATGACTTCGATAAAGAAAAGTACGTCGTTTCTTCTACTTTGGAAATCGGCTACTTGCCCGCTGCCGCTGCTAAGATTGTCGAAGCGCAAGGCGAAGAAAATGTTTCTGTCTATATCGCAGGAATCAATTCAGACGATGAAGGAATTGATTTTGCGGATGTTTATATTTTCCCGAAAAAAGGGTGATTGATTATGTCAATGAACGCTGTCATCTATGCCCGCTATTCAAGCCACAACCAAACCGAACAGTCGATTGAAGGGCAACTGCGCGATTGCTATGACTATGCGAAGCGCAACGACCTGACTGTGATCGGCGAATACATCGACCGCGCCATTTCCGGCAAGACGGACGAACGCCCAGATTTTCAGCGCATGATAAAAGACGCATCGAAGCATCAATTTGAACGTGTCATCGTTTGGAAACTCGACCGCTTTGCTCGAAATCGTTATGACAGCGCAACATACAAGCACAAGCTGAAGCAATTCGGCGTCAAGGTCATTTCTGCAATGGAGAACGTCGGTGAAGGCGACGAAAGCGTTTTACTCGAAGCGTTGCTTGAAGCGTCAGCCGAATATTATTCCCTTGACCTGAAAAAGAAGATTGAACGCGGAATGCGTGAAAGTGCTTTGAACGGCAAATTCGTCGGCGGTGCTGTGCCGTGGTGGTGCAGCGTCGGAACAGATCGGAAACTGGTTGTCAATGAAGAACGTGCTGCTATCGTCAAAGAAGCCTTTGCACGCTATGACAGCGGCGAAGGCTCAAAGTCCATCGTTGACGATTTTGCAAAGCGCGGTTTGCGCAGCAATCGCGGAATGCCCGTCACGTTAAGCTGGCTTCTGTCCATTCTGAAGAACCGCAAGACAATCGGCGAATACACTTATAACGGCATTGAAATTCCGGGCGGGCTTCCTGCCGTCGTAGATAAACCGCTGTTCGACCGTGTGCAGGAGCGCATCGCCCGCAAGCGGCGCACAGGGGGCGGCGAAGCCACGTCAAAGACGGAATACCTGCTGCAAGGCAAGCTGTTTTGCGGTCTGTGCGGAAGCCCAATAACGGCTGAATGCGGGCAGAATCGCAAAGGCGTCGTTTATAATTACTACGCCTGTTCCCTGAAAAAGAAAAAGCACCAATGCAAGAAAGCAAACGAAAGGAAAGACTTTCTTGAATGGTACGTCGTCGAGCAAACGCTTGACTATGTGCTGACACCTGACAGAACGGACTATATCGCAGAAGCCATCGTTGCCGAATATGAACGGCAATTCGACAAGTCAGGCATTAAAGCCCTTGAACAGAAGATCGCCTTGACTGAAGGCGAAATTCAGAAGACGATGGATTTGTGTATTCAGGCGACAACCGACGCAATGCGCAAGCGTTTTATGAAACGCTGCGAAGAACTTGACGCGAAAAAGGCTGACATGGAAATAGACCTTTCCAAGCTGCGCGTCGCCGCGTCCATCACCTACACGAAGGAAGAAGTGCGTGCGTGGCTGCGCCAATTCTGCGCGGGTGATTCCTTTAACCCTGCTTTCCGCCGTCGTATCATCGACGTGTTCATCAATACCGTGTATCTGTACGACGATAAGCTGATTATTTATTACAACCTCCGTGATAGCCGTCAAGTGTCCTATATTGAGGCTATCGGCGCAAGCAGCGAAATTGAAAACCTTCGACCTGTTCCAGACAATAAAAAAACAGCGGTCGAATGTTCGACCGCTGATAAAAATGGTGGAGCATAGCGGATTCGAACCGCTGACCCCAACACTGCCAGTGTTGTGCGCTACCAGCTGCGCTAATGCCCCGCAACACAAAATAGTATAGCACGGTGTGGATGGGTTGTCAAGGGGGAAATGAAATTTTTTCACGAAATGGACGCAGAATGATGCTTTCACGGCGCAAGCCGATGCGCTGAATGGTTGCGCGCGGTATAAAATTGTGCTATGATGGAAGCGAAATTCACAGGAGGAATGATGAACGCATGAAAATCAGCAAGAAAGACGCGCTAATGTGGTTTCGTTTCTTCGCGGAGCTGCCGGAGGATGAGCCGCTGATGCCGCATCAGCAGGAGTTGGCTTGGGCTGTCATCAGCCAGATTGAAACCGCGGTGGACGCGCGCCACAAGGAACTGATGGCGCAGATTCCCGATTTGCACACGCTCGGCGGGCGGACGTACTTCGTCGGCGATCCGGCGAAATTTTCCAAGGGCTGCACGTCCTGCCTGACCGGCACGGGACTGAGCGCCATCCGCCGGACGAACAAGTGCAACATCCGCTGCCCGTTCTGCTACAATTACGGCGAGTTGGATTGCCAAGAGACCATCGGCGAAGGGTTGTGGGAAATCGGCGGGACGTACTTCCGCGTGGAGGATATCGACCTGCTGCTCAGCACGTCGAACCGACCGACCGGCGTCAGCTACGTCTATCTGGAGCCGTTCATGGAAATCGAACTGTATCCCGATATCATCCGCAAGTTCCGCGCCGCCGGGATTCATCAGCACATGTACACCAACGGCACGCTCTGCACGGAGGAAAATCTGCGTGCGCTGGGTGAGGCCGGGCTGGACGAACTGCGCTTCAACCTCGGCGCAACGTCTTGCGCGGACAACGTCATCCAGAGCATCGCCACGGCGAAGAAGTATATCCCCACCGTCGCGATTGAAACGCCCATGACGCCCGATTTTTATGAGCATTTCCAGCAGAAAAAGGATGCAATTCTGGCCACTGGTCTTGATTTTATCAACTGCGCCGAGCTGCACCTGAACCCCAACAATCTGCCGAACTACATCGGCACGCCCATGTACATGACGCGCCGCGGCTATGTATCGCCGATTTGGAGCCGGGAGATAACGTTCCGGCTGATGCGCCAATGCGCCGTGGAACATTGGGGGATTGTCGTGCATGACTGCTCGAACCACACCAAATTCGCGCGCGATTTAAACCTGCGGGCGAAGGAAGGCGGCTGGTTCGGCGCAAGCAGCTACCACAGCGAGTTTGACCAGATTCCATTCGAGGCTTTTTTGCCGACACTGGAGGATTCAGATTTCCGGTTTCTGGAGGAAGAGCCCTTGCCCAAGGGCTATCGGCCGGGGGATATTGTCCTGTAAGGCGGCGCGCTCAAGGCGACGGACAAAATCCATTCTATTGATAATGCGCTAAATCCGCCTGGGCAGCAGGCTTCCCGGAGTTTTCTGCCGAAAACAGCGAAAAATTTCCGTCAAACGCAAAAAAGTGCTTGACAAACGCCCTTGCTGATGATATAATTTGTATCTGTCAGCAAGGGTGTTTCCTTCGCTGGCAGTCTGGAAGGAAAGAATCAGGCTTCTGATTTTGCGGCTCTGCGCCTGTAGCTCAGTTGGATAGAGCAACGGCCTTCTAAGCCGTGGGTCGGGGGTTCGAGACCCTCCAGGCGCGCATATGGAGGATATAGTTCAGTTGGTAGAGCGCCAGATTGTGGCTCTGGATGTCGTGGGTTCGAGTCCCACTATTCTCCCTTTCTTCCCTACTCAAGGTTGCTGCGGATGCGGCGAAAGCCTGCTGCGATGGGGTGTAGCCAAGTGGTAAGGCACGGGACTTTGACTCCCGCATTCGCAGGTTCGAGCCCTGCCACCCCAGCTTTTTGACCCATTAGCTCAGTTGGCAGAGCACTTGACTTTTAATCAAGGTGTCTGGAGTTCGAATCTCCAATGGGTCATTCCCATCTGCCTTCTGATTTCGCCTCTCGTGCGGGCGTGGCGGAATGGCAGACGCGCCAGACTTAGGATCTGGTGCCTATGGCGTAAGAGTTCGAGTCTCTTCGCCCGCACAAATTTCCTTCGCACCATGCAGTCGCGTGGTTATGCGGTAGTAGCTCAGTTGGTAGAGCGCCACCTTGCCAAGGTGGAGGTCGCGAGTCCGAGCCTCGTCTACCGCTCCACATGCGGGTGTAGCTCAATGGTAGAGCTCCAGCCTTCCAAGCTGGTCACGTGGGTTCGATTCCCATCACCCGCTCCAGCACAGAGGGTGCTCTTCATGGGTTCACCTCAAGAAACCGTCCGAAAGGGCGGTTTTTTTTTATCTGCCTTGCCTGCTTATTTGGAAGCATCGCCATAGCCAGTGTGCATAGCACATTATACGGATGATATTTCTATCACAGAGGTTTTCGCTTCTGCGGAGACGACCCAAAGGCTTTCCGTTCGCCCTTGGGGAATCCTCGGTGCCTTTCGTTCTCCCAAACACCTGCCCAATTGCAGCTTGATTTCCTCTGAAATAGCAAAAAAGCCCCGTCGGCACTCCGATTGCTCGGAAACACCGACGGGGTTTTTCGTGTGCTATTGCACCGCTGATTGATTGCTCCCGGAGGAGCCGTCAATTAATAGCGGGAAGCGCGCTGAGCGTCGAAGCACTCACGGCAGAGCACGGGACGGTCGCCACGGGGCTGGAAGGGCACCTGGGTGGCCTTGCCGCAGTTCGCGCACACCACGTCATACATCTGACGGGGAGCGGAAGAACCGTTGCCGTTCTGGGCGCGACGAGCCGCGCGGCACTTCGGGCAGCGAGAGGGCTTGTTCATGAAGCCCTTCTCGGCGAAGAAAGCCTGCTCGGACGCGGAGAACACGAATTCCTGGCCGCAGTCGCGGCAGACAAGCGTTTCATCTTCGTACATGGTTGGGAAACCTCCTTCAAATTGTCACCCATACCGTTGCCTTGAGGTCATCTGCTTCCATGGTTTTGCTCCAGTTTCCCGGCGCAGGTCATGTGACAACCAAAGGGAGATTAGAACCTTGGATTCCTGGTTGGGCTGCAGGGAATATTATAACACGGTTTGCGGAAAATGTACAGACCTTCTGGAAAATTATTTTCGTCCCGTTTTTAAGGGGAATCATGGTCGAAAAAAGATTCTTGTAGTGCCCATTATTTCGTGTAATCTGCACCAAAAGAATCATAATATTACTTATCGTCTCTTCTTCGATTTTCTTTCATCCATTATAATAGATAAAACCCGAACAATTGGGGCAATAAGAAAGAAGGAATATGAACATGACCGTAAATTATCAGGATTTGGGGCTTCGAGTGCGCGATGCCCGCAAAGCGAAGCATCTAACGCAGGAGCAGCTGGCGGAGAAGGTCGGCATTTCCTCGTCTTTCATGGGGCACATCGAGCGCGGCACGCGCATTGCCAGCATCGATACGCTGGTTTCCATCTGCAATGTGCTGTCAGTGTCGCCATGTCTGCTGCTGGGCGCGAGCTTGTCCGAGAACGCGGTGGATTTCCCCTATACCAACGATAACCGCGAGCGTTCGTTCATGCTGGACTTCGTAAGTTTGGCGCAGCGCACGGTCCGCCGCTGGGATGAGACGGAAAGCGCGCCGGAGGAAGCGCCGAAAACGGAAGAATAATCGCTGAAATCAAAAAGGATGTCAGGATGATTTCGCTCCTTGACATCCTTTTGTTATGCCGTCTTGTTTTCCGTCAGGTTCCGCAGCAGGCCCTCGCAGCCGCGCAGAATGTCGCGGTATGCCCGGTCAAAGTCATCCGTATACCACGGATCTTCAATGTCGCCCTGCCGCTCGGCAAAGTCCAGCAGCAGATGCAGCTTTGCCTGCTGCTCCTTCGGACACAGGGCACGCAGCTTCTTCAAGTGCCCCCACTCCATGCCGATAATCAGATCCGCCGTTTCAAAATCCTCCGGCGTAATCTGCCGCGCACGATGCTCCGTGCAGGGCACCCCGTGCTTGACCAGAATTCGGCGCGCGGGCGGATAAATCCCGTTGCCAATTTCCTCGCTGCTCAGTGCGGCGGAATCCACTTCAAACTCGCCAGACACATGCCGCTGCTGTGCCAAGTACCGGAACACCATTGCTGCCATAGGGCTGCGGCAAATATTGCCGTGACACACAAATAGGATTTTCACCCGCATTCGCCTCCCTGCTATCAGTATAGCACACTTGTGCAGGAAATTCAACTATTATTTCCCAGTTTTCGCTTGTGATTCTGTGAATTGTTTGTAAAATTCGCAGAGCAATCACCACACAGGCGGTGTCCAGAGAGTGATTTCGCCCGTCGCAAGCGTTTTCGGCACGTCAATCAGCCGCTGATTGCTGCTGCCGCGGTAGAGCAGCGACAGCGACTTCTGCTCCTGCACGAAGCGTCCATCCACCAGCACGTCGATGCTGTGCAGCAGCGCCATGCGCGCCGGGTTGTTCTCCTTCAGCAGCGCGTCGAGCGTGAAGCCCGTGTAGCACCAAACGTTAAGGTGCTTTGCGTGCGCCGCGTCCGCAATCGCGCAGCAGGCTTCGGGCTGGCACATGGGTTCGCCGCCGGAGAGCGTCACGCCGTCCAGCAGCGGATTCTCGCCGATTTTGCGGATGATGCCGTCAGTATCCATCAGCGTGCCGCCGGCGAAGTCATGCGACGCAGGATTATGGCAGCCGGGGCAGTGGTGCGGACACCCCTGCACGAACACGGTATAGCGGACGCCCGGCCCATCGACGATGCTGTCGTCTGCCAAACCAAAGATGCGGATTTCCATGGTAATTGACCCTCTTTCGCGGTGGATGAATGAATGACGGAAACGCCCTCCCCCGAAGGAGAAGGCGTTTTATGGGGAAGGACGCTGGGGCGTTGCCCCAGACCCTACCAGAGGCGCTGCCTCTGGACTCCGCAAGGGGCAATTGCCCCTTGACCCTTTTTGGGCTGCCCGGCTTGGTCACACTACCAAACGCTCTGGATAAAGGGGGGCGTTTAGTCCACCTTGATGCGCTTGATGCGTTCCGTCACGCGGGTGGTTTCCCCACGGTGGCAGCACGGGCAAGTATCGTCGATAATGCCATTATAGCCGCACAGCGGGTCACGGTCAACCGGGTGGTTAATCGAACCGTAGCCGATGCCGATGTCGTGCATATAGCGCACAATCTTCTCGAACGCGTCGAGGTTCTTCAGCGGGTCGCCGTCCATCTCCACATAGGAGATATGGCCGCCATTGGTCAGCGCATGATACGGCGCTTCCACGCTCAGCTTATGGAACGCCGTGCAGTGGTAGTAAACCGGCACATGGAAGGAGTTCGTGTAGTATTCGCGGTCGGTCACGCCGGGGATGATGCCGAAGCGCTGCTTGTCGAGGCGGATGAAGCGGCCGGACAGGCCTTCCGCAGGCGTGGCAATGACGGAGTAGTTCAGCCCCGTCTCCGCGGACACCTTGTCGGTGTATTCGCGCATCGTGCGGATGATTTTCAGACCCAGCTTCTGGCTTTCCTCGTCCTCGCCGTGATGCTTGCCGCGCAAGGCAACCAGCGCTTCCGCCAGACCAATGAAGCCGATGGTCATCGTGCCGTGCTTGAGCACTTCGCCCACCTTGTCGTTCCAGCTCAGCTTTTCGGAGTCAATCCACACGCCCTCGCCCATCAGGAACGGGAAGTTCTTCACGCGCTTGTTGCTGATGATGCGGAAGCGTTCGTTCAGCTGGTCAATCACCAGTTCCATGCGCTCCTGCAGCACCTTGAAGAACACATCGACGTTGCCGTTCGCCTCAATGGCGATGCGCGGCAGGTTGATGGACGTGAAGGACAGATTGCCGCGGCGCGGGGCGATTTCGCGATCAGGGTCGTAGACATTGCCCATCACGCGGGTGCGGCAGCCCATGTAGGCGATTTCGGTCTCCGGATGGCCGGGCTTGTAGTACTGGAGGTTGAACGGCGCGTCCACGAAGGAGAAGTTCGGGAACAGGCGCTTTGCGCTCGTGCGGATGGCGAGGCGGTAGAGGTCGTAGTTCGGGTCGCCGGGGTTGAAATTGACGCCTTCCTTGACGCGGAAAATCTGAATCGGGAAAATCGGCGTTTCGCCGCCGCCCAGACCTGCTTCCGTCGCCAGCAGCACATTCTTCATCACCAAACGGCCTTCAGGCGACACGTCCATGCCGTAGTTGATGGACGAGAACGGCACCTGCGCGCCCGCGCGGCTGTTCATGGTGTTCAGGTTGTGGATGAGCGCCTCCATTGCCTGATAGGTCGCCTTGTCTGTCTCCTGCTCGGAGCGGCGCTGCGTGAAGTCGAGAATGCGGGCAATCATCTGCTCGTCCGCCACATACTTCGTCAGCAGTTCTGCCATGCGTGCGCGGTGGTCAGCGTTCTCTTCCAGCGTGGGCTCAAGGTTCTCCGCCTTGGTCTGCGCCACCAGTTCATTGGCGTGCGCGTCGCACTCCGCGTCGTTCAGCAGCAGTTCCAGCGCACGGGAGAGGTTCATGCGGTAACGCTTGATGAACGTCTTTTTCACGCCGGGCGCCATGCCGTAGTCGAAGTCCACAATCGCCTGACCGCCGTGCTGATCGTTCTGGTTCGCCTGAATCGCAATGCACGCCAGCGCCGCGTAGGACGTGATGTCCTGCGGCTCACGCAAATAGCCGTGCCCCGTGGAGAAGCCGCCCTTGAACAGGCTCTTCAGCTCAATCTGACAGCACGTCGTCGTCAGCGTGTAGAAGTCCATGTCATGAATGTGGATATCGCCGTCCATGTGCGCCTGACCAAATCGCGGATCCATGACGTACTTCTCGTAATACTGCTTTGCGCCTTCGCTGCCGAACTTGAGCATTGCGCCCATGGCAGTATCGCCATTGATGTTGGCGTTCTCGCGCTTGATGTCGGATTCGCTGGCATCCTTGAACACAATGTCCCCAAACGTGCGCATCAGGCGGGAGTTCATCTCGCGGACGCGGCTGCGCTCGGCGCGATAAAGGATGTAGGACTTCGCCGTGCGGGTGAAGCCGTTGCGCATCAGCACCTGCTCCACCGTGTCCTGCACCTGCTCCACGCTGGGGATGGCGCTGATGTTCTCGTTGTTCTCCAGCAGGCGGACAACTTCCTCCGTCAGCTTGCGGCTCGTCTCATGCCCGCGCGCACTGCCCGATGCCTGAAAAGACGCGAAAATGGCCTGCTCAATCTTGTCCTGATCAAAAGGAACTTCGCGTCCGTCGCGTTTGCGAATCATATCAATGCCCATGGTCGGTGCCTCCATCATTCTCTATTCTATCCGTATTATTTCCCATTTGAGAACCAATTGATAACCAGCCGTTCATTCGGCATAAGTTGTGGATGTTTTCTCCTGCCCATGCTACATATAGTGTCTGCAAAGCAGGAACGAAAGCCATCATACACCACTGGAGCCGCTCTTGTCAATGCTGAATCTGGTCGAAATGGACAGCCGAAAACCGCCCGAAGCGCCGCAAGCCCGGTAAACAGAACAGCTTCCACTGGCGGCGAAAATCGGGCGAAAAAACGTTTTTTCTGCGTTCCCGAACTTTCCCCGCTTGATGCGGCAGATTTGTCCGTATTATGCGCTTGTCAGCAGGGAGTGCGCATATGAATTTGAAAATCGGATTACTCCTCCAGCAGCAGCCGCTGACCCCGGAAGCAGCATAATCCCCCTGATGAGCCGAAGCGCAATCATTTGCATGATTTTTCCTCAGAGCAAGAATGTGAACAGCTGTTTTTCCACCGGCAGCGCCCGAAACTCAAACCAGTCCGGATGTTCCTTCACAATGCCTGCCCAGAGTGTCTCTTCCGTCTCCGGAATCGTCCCTGCCGCCAGCAATGCCCGTAATTGCTCCCCAATGGCGCTCATCAGCGGCTTTATCTGCTTGTCCGGCACAACGACCATGGACAGGTCGAGGCGGTTTCTGACGCTTGCCAGCACGATTTTCTCGCCGCACAGCCGCTTCCACGGCAGCGCCATGCCGG